CTTGAACTGCTGCTTGAAATGCTGCTTGAACTGCTGCTTGTTGCTCCTGTATTAACAGATGCACTCTGCACACCTACTGTAGTAGGTATTGTGCTTGTAACAACTTTTCCAGATGCTTTTAGTTTAGTTGATGTAATTTCATCAATAATTTCTATGTCTTTAACTGTAGCGCCATTAATAAATATTTCATTATTTTCAGAATTAATTTGGAACAAACTACCGAAAGATTGATCTGATTGTTTAGGAACAATTAAGAAACTAACAATATCTGGACTCATAGAATTCATTACGTAAGAACTTAATTCTTGGAAAAAGAAAGTATCTCCAAAGTCCCAATTTTCTGTTGAGAAAAATCTATTCATGTACCCAATGATTCTAGATTTTACATCGTTATCATTTAAAACTAAATCAGGATTTTTTACTACTTTAAAAGTAACTTGTAAATCGGGCAAGGCTTTTGATCCAAATAACACTTTATACTTAACCGGATGATATATAATTTCATCACTAATTGATTTAATAGCATTAAGTTTACTACCATACTGTCTATACAATTCGTCACTGCTCGGCGGCTTAGGCATAGAAGCTAGTTCGTTTGCCAAGTAAAGTCTAAATTGTGTATCATAGTTTTTACTTAAAATAAATGTATCTATAATATTACTTAAACTTGGATCTATTCTTGTTTCGCTATCCGCTACGTGCAAATAATTAAATTTTAAACCGTCTCTACCAATATAAGCTCTATAATTTGATACAGTTGTAAGACTATTCGCAGTAGAATTAAATTCTTTAAAAATACCTTCTTCTGTTAAGTAGAATATTTTACCGTCATTGTTAGCAGTCCTTTCAACTGCTGATTCATCAGTAACTTTAATGATGTCAGCATTTGAATTATTAAAATACTTAAAGTCTTCCACACCGTCCGAAGTTGTATATATTTTTTGGAAGATGTATTCTTCCTGGTTTACAATTTCTTCAAACATTTCAGGGTCATCAAAAACACCGTCATCGTCTTTATCATAAAATGTTATTTCTAACTTTCTTGTATCTCTATATCCTGCAGAATCTCTAAATTCTTTTACTGCGCTCCATGTAAAATCTCTAGTAAAAGGTCTTCCAGATCCGTCAGGTAATGTGTTTATAGATAACACATCAATTTTATCTTTTAAAACTTTACCTGTTCTAGGATTAAACACTTTACTAGACTTGTCAAAGTAAAACTTAATTTCATCTGCACTTTCGAATACATACCTAAGATTGCGATATGTAATTGTATATGTTTCGCCGTTTGTTTTAAAATAAACTAACCAACTAGCATCTAGTTGCTGACCGCTTGTATCACCGGCTTTACCTGTACTAAATGCTCCTGTAGAGTTAATGTTATCAGCTGTTATAAGTTTCCATTGTCTAGCTGCATCGTCATATCTAATAGCATAATCATTATAAGCAAATGTTTGATCTATGATTTGTGTTTTTAAATCGTCTAACAAAACTGTTGCTAGTTTAGGCTTAACTTGAGTTAATATAGGTTTAATATTTGGATTATCTGATGTTGGTAGAATATCGTTTAAAATAATATCACCTATACCATTTGTTTCACCTGTGCCGTCTCCATTGGCAGTTACAACTTTTACCCATTTATATGTTGTAGCGTTTGGATGATCTGCATTGCCTTCCATAATAGAATTTGAACTATCGAGCATAAAATGATAACCTTCTGGTGGTTCAAATCTCAGCATTGTTCCAGATTCAACCAGTCTTAGGCTGTTACTAGTAAACTGTCCAACTTTCAAATTAACGCCGTCTTGGTCTGTTAAGTTACCTGTGTCAGCGTTTGTTTGAGTAGAAACCGATGACCAAGATGCATTAAGATCTGTAACGATGTTTTCTGGAAATTTTGCCCAGTAAAAATTCTTTATATTTGTTGCTTTAAGTAAAGGTTGAATTTTATTATAAATTATACCTTCAACATCACTTTGTGTAACAAATGTAAAATCAGATCTTTCAGTAAACTCTTGTTGATATATAACACCGTCTGTGCCAAATAAGTTTGTATTACTATATTTTCCTGTTGTATCTTTAAGATCTAAGTATCTACTAATTCCGCTGCTTACTCTATTTACAGCCTTTGTTTTTATAATATCTTGACTAACACCTAGAGGAGCAACATTATAATCTTCAGCTGTAATCATTCTATTTTGAGTATAATATGTAGCAGGAGCATTAGTTTTAATACTTGCATTCGATTCACTTTGCGCTGCATTAGTAACTGTATACTTCAAACTCATTGTGATAGTAAGAGTCTCATTAGTATTTTTTCTACTAATATAAGGAATTTCAATACTAATATTATTCATTCCAGCTGGGCTAACAGTAATATTTCTATTTGCACTAACTCTATAGTATGATCTAAATCCGCCTGCAGGTAAGTTACCAAATACACCATCGCTGAATATTAAGTTCACCCTGTCTCCAACTCTTGTAGAAACTGCGTAAACATTTCTAATATTTTTATTAAGGCTGTTATAAATGATATTATTACCTTCTACAGCATCTAACTTTGTCCATAACTCTGACTCAAATCCGTTTGAGTCTATACTGTATACCCATACATCACTGTTATTAATGTTTTGAACATCAATAGCAATGTTTTGATTTGGTGTAGGGTTACTTACAGAAAAATCACCTGTCTGCAATGCGCCTTGTCTAAAGTGCATAAAAAAGCCAGTATTGCTACTTCCTGATCCGCGACCGTCATCTCTGAATATAAATGCAGGATTATTTCCAGGCAGCGGCGGCTCTTCTAAAATTTCGCCTGCTTGTACATCTGTACTAACTACTTCAAATTGTACTGTAGAACCTTCTACAGTTTTACTAAACTTAAATCTTGGAATATCTGTGTTAAGAGCATTTAATCTGTATTGCTCTGTAGGAATGCCTGCTACATTATCAGACTTTACTGGATTTCCTATTCCGTTATCAGGAGGAAGTGCAGCATTTAAAACTTGTGTAAATTGTTCAAACCAAGAGCTGCTGCTTGCATCGTTCCAATTAATTGTAATTCCTGATAAATTAGTTCCGGAACTGTCTATCAATGTTTCTGTTGTTTTGATAGAGTCAAACTTTAATAGTCCGTTTGCTGCTTGGTTTCTTTTTGGATTGTAAGATATAAGTCTAGCAAGACGTAGAACACTTTCTCTGCGCTCTGCTGTTTCTAAAAAGTTTTCTCTTGCATTAAGATCTGTTCTAAATGACAGATTTTGCCCAAGGAATGCAATCATGTCAATTAGTGCAAGATATTCTGAACTTTCAATGTAATCGTTAAAATCTTCGGGATAATTTTCACGCAAATAATTAATCAAAGTTCTGCGTAAACTATCAAAGTCATAACTTTGAAAATCTGCATTTCTGTAAGATTGGTAAATTCTTTTCCAATCTTCTGTTACTAATAATCTGTTCTGTCTATCTGTAGATGACATGGCTATTCCTTGTTTGTTATAATATTTATCGTATCGGATAAAGTGCTACTATTATACTAGGCCAGCTGCTTGGTCAAATCTAAAGCGTAGTGTTTCGGCAATACTATAAGGAACATATACAAGATCCGCTTCTATTTGTATTCCTGATTCATAAGGTATTACATTTATAGTATTAACACTTACTCTAGGATCATAGTTTATGATTTCCGTAACATTTTGTATTATCGCTTCTTTTACATCTTCTGTAAAAGGCTCAAATAATACATCCCAGATTATAGTACCAAATTCAGGGTCTGATATTTTCTCTCCTTGGCGTATGTGAAAATGATTTATGATATCTTGTTTTATAAGTTCAAGATCAAACAATGCATAAGAATCCCTATTAATGTCTACAGTAGAAAATCCTCTGTAAGACTTTCCTTGCGAACTAGTTTTAGGAACCGCTGCATTTTTTACTGTAACTCTTTTGTAAAGATTTTTTTCTATTGTGCTCATAACGTATTTACCTTATACAATTGCCGTGCCGCGCTTGATTGCAGCGGTTCCTAGTGCATAGTATTCATCACCTGTGGTACCGTAAGCATCTGCTTGTCCTCGTTTACCGTTACGCCAATTCTTCATAGCACTTGCACCCAACAAGTGCGATCCTGCTAACATGCCTGCAATAACTTCGTTACTATCTCCTGTTCTTACACCACCGTTTCTTTTTAAGTAAGATAAGTTTTTATTTGTGTAAGCAATCATACCAATTTCTTGGCAGTTATTTTTATTATTCAGCCAGTCTTCTTTGTTGTTTACTCCGTTTTTACCGGTCCATGCATTTGGATTATCAAGTGTCGAATTCCTATTACTAGATCCTAAAATAATATAACCAGCCTCTTGAAGTGCAGCAGAACCAAATTGGTATTTTCCGGAAAATCCTATAGTGTTAACAACATCATATTTGTTGCCGCTTTCTCTTTGTCCTATAGCACTCATATAGTTTGCTGTTTCTGCTTTGGTAAATCCATCAATTGTACCTGGAACATCATTCGGTCCTAATACCGGAGCAGTAAGTTTTCCTGGTCTTTGTAAACTACTGTCTTTAGTTCTGTCCGCACTAGGTGATTTAGGATCTCTTGAAGGTTGTGTAACAAATCCTCTAGCAGACTGATTCCCTGTACTAGATATTGCAGGATTTCCGGCAGCAGGAGGATTGTTAGCATTTTTCCTAAATGTGTCAGGAGTTTGAGCAGGTTGCCCGTTAATAATCTGTCCAGGACTCTCTCTATCTAATACTTCAGTTTTAAATGATTGTGGGTTTTGGTTTTCATGATGAGGCCAAGGTTCATGTTGTGGCGCTCTTGTTAGAATAGTGTTGTATGTTCCAGGATCTGGTATTCCTGGAGTTATTTGCGGTAATGTTATTTCTGGTAAAAGAACTACAGGCACAGGAACTTCAGCAGGGTCAGCAACTGTACCTTTTGTTGCATCAGCTGTTAACCCACTATTCCAATGTATTTCTCCAGCATCGCCTGTAAGAACACCTGCAGGTTTTAAATTTATATTAGTTGCTGCTTGCCAATAACCACTTTGTGCGGTTGTCATATGTATTGAGCCTTCAGCATCATGATGCATACTACTTTTTGATGTTACATTCCAAGTATCGTTAGTGCCTATTTTTATTGCTGCTGATGAAAACCAGTTTGATTCTGCATCTACATCTATATGTAAATTATCGCCAACTTTTAAATGTGTAGTTGTACCCGATTCTGTCTTAATCGAATCTCCAACTAGTGTTTGTAAACTATTTCCAACAGTAATTTTTCCTTCAGCACCTACATCTAAATTAAAATTATGTTTTGCTTCAAATTGTATCCTACCTGATTCAAGCTGTCTGCCGTCTGTGTTTGAACCATTAGAATACCTTGCACTAGCTTTCATGTTTATATTTCTGCCCGCTTCAACATTAAAATCTCTAAAAGCAGTTAAGTTAATATCAACTTCTGAATTTATACTAATGCTATCGTTTGCAAAAATATCAATTTTTCCGTCACTGGTCATTTCTAACCAAGCTGTTCCTCTACTATTACCAATATAAATTAAATCTTCTGAATTGTGTAAAAGTATTTGATGACCTGTTCTTGTACGCAAACGTATAAGTTCATTATGTGGTATAGTTTCGTCGCCGCCAGATTCGCCTGCTTCAGCATTTGCATAAAAAGGTGGAGCTTCTTCTGCATGACCTTTCCTTAATAGTTTATCATCGCCGTCGTCGAAAACAAGACTACTTCCGCCAAGACGACTTGCATAATATCCAACATTATGTTGCTCAGTACCTTGGGTCAGTGTAGGTGCGCCAGCTCTTTTATCTAAAGGACCCGGAGTACTAATACCAAAAACTGCACTCGGAACTTCTCGTCTAGCACTTGTAGTTGTAGTACCTCTTATTTCGTCTGCAATAAGCCCTTGTACTTCTAATACTTGTGTAAAATCTTTGTTATAAGGTTTATTAAATCTAGTAGGATCTTTTCCTGCACCTTCTTCTATACGCTTGTTATATTCTCCTACAGGTAATTTAAATCCTTGTAAGTTACTAGGAGTAGCACCTGTGGTTAAGTTTGTGCTTGCCCTTCCATCAGGAACCATAAAATTCATATTTTCGTCTTGTATACATCCGATCCAATAACCATACCTACTATTATCTTCTGTAAATATTACTAGAACCCTTGTTCCTACATCAGGCGGAACAGCCCAAAATCCGTAACTTTTTTGTGTATATTCATATCCGTCATTTGCTGTAGTTCCGCCGGTTGACGTTACACCGTAAAAAGGTGACAAATATTTACAAGTAACTAATTGCCCAGTTCTTTCTGGGTTATTACCCGATGTTGCTTTTAATAGTTCTACTTCTAATGTACCCATATTGAAAGGATCAAGATGATTTACAACAATTGCTTCATAAGGACCACCGGCTTTAGGTGGTCCTGCACTTACTACTGTTCTTGATAACGTGTTAGGTCTTGCCATTATTATAATCCGCCAAATGCATCTATGCTTATATCATATTGTGTTAAAGGCTGTCCATCGGGTTTATGTGTTAGCCTATATTTTTTATCCCACTCTACTCTTTTTTCTCTTTCCTCTGACGTTAATCCTGTCGGTCTAGGGTCAACCGGCTCGTATGTCGGAGTATTAGGAGCAGGCGGTGGAACTGGTGTGTTGCGCTGATCTCGTCCTCTTGGATCGTAAGAATCAGGATCTGCTTGTCCTTGTGGAGTATTTACATTTGCGCCGCCTGCAATTACTCCTCTCTGGGCACTTAATGCTGCTGTAGCATTTGAAAGAGTATGAACTTTTTGCCCAGTTCTAAAATCAAACCTATCATCTAAAGGATTAGTTGCTATGTACGGTCTATTAGAAACTGTTTGTGTTCCTCCGTTCTGTGCAGAAGGTTGATTCTGACTAGGTAAGGTTGTATTACTTTCAGTAGCCGGAGAAACTGTGTTTCGTTGGCCTCTGCCCCGTGGATCTTTAGCATCAGGATCTTCATAAGATGCTAAAGATTTATATCCGCCTCCTGTTGATTGATTAAATTCTCTTAATTTTTCATCAGAAGATAAATTTGAAACTTCTTGTGATCTGCGACGTTCTTCTGCACGTTTACCAGCTGCTGTTCTTGCACTAGTTTGAGTATATCCACCTCCTCCAATGC